TTTGCAGCACCAATCGCGCTGGTCAGGGAAGTAATATTACCATTCGCTGCAGTCAGGCCGCTTTCCGTCTTCTCCACTCGTCCGGTCAGTGACGTCAGGGCGCTTTGATCCGCCTTTTTACTTACGGTGGCGTTGGTCGTTGTCAGATCATTCTGTAGCTTTGCGATCGCCTGGCTCTGGCTGACCAGTTTCCCTTCCGCCGAGTCGACCCGGCTGGTCAGGTCTGTTACCGCCGATGCATTCGCTTTCTTTGACACCCCGGTCGATGAAAAGACGTCGACTTTACGGATATACAGACGTGCACTGTTTGACGGTGTCCAGCCCCCGGCGGCAAATCGCAGATAAACGTAACGCCCGGTAAAATTGGCAGGAATGGTCAGTTCCACGGTTTTCGTCTGCCAGCTGGTCGTTACCCCACTCAGCCACGGCGATATAGACGATAACCAGGCGATCGGATTGCCTAAATCCGCTATCACACCGACGGTGTCAGACGATACGCTGTTAACCGTTTCCGAAGTCCGGTACTCAAAAGAGACCGTGAGAGTCAGTCCGGCCTCAACGGGGATACGCGTGACGTTGGCGACGCGAATGGAGCCAGTCGTGGTTTTCAGGGCTTTTTCACCCGAATCATAAGTGAACGCCGAGCCGGTACCGGAGTTCTCCCAGAACGACAGATCCACATCCATGCCGCCGTTGCTAATCAGACTCCCTTCAGCCAGGGTGTTTTTCAGCATCGTCAGCTGGCCAGACTGTGTGGTCAGGTTGCCTTCCGTCGCGGATACCCGGTTGGTTAACGCCGTGACCGCGCTCGCATCGGCCTTTTTACTGACGTTTGAATTGGTTATCGTCAGGTCGTTCTGCAGTTTAGCGATCGCGCTGCCCTGGCTGGTCAGCGTTTTATCCTGCTGGCTGACAGTAGACTGCAGACCTGTGATGGCGTTGCTGTTTGCGGCCACGCCCGATTCCGTTTTCCCGACGCGGTTAGACAGCGAGGTCAGCGTATTTCCCTGGCTGGTTAACGTGGTGCCCTGCTGTTCAACCTTTTGCGTGAGGGACTGGAGCGCGGTTGCATCGGCTTTTTTACCCAGACTGGTTTCCAGGCCGCTAATTTTGCTGGCCTGTGCGCTTTGTGTGGTCGACAGGGAACTCAGCTCCTCCGCGACCGAGGATTTATTGTCGTTGAACTGCGTCTGCAGCGATTCTCTGGCCGTCACCTCTGCTTTATCGGCGGTGATACGGGCATTCATCTCCTGATACAGCAGGCCGGAACGCAGGTCTGCAAGGCTGTTACTGTCAGAGGTTCCCCTGATCTGCGCCGCCAGTGTGGAACGTTTCAGCGCCTCTACCTCATCCGCCTGCGTCCGCGCCATCTCCTCATTACGCAGGGCCGCCGTACTTGCTGCCGGCGCCGGGCGCCCAACGGATATCCAGTGGATCAGAAAATAGTTGTCGGCATTCTGCCCCTGGGCCAGATCGAGACGAAAACGGCGAACCGTGCCGGACGCGTTCCAGTTCACGTCGGAAATGGCCACCACGCTGATACCCTCGCCATCAAACTCCTGCTCGGCGATAGTCACCGAGCGGGCATCACTCCAGCCGGTTTCCTCTGTACCAATCCAGTAAAGCCGCCCTTTCCATGCCGGATTACCCACGCGCTTAATACGCAGCATGACGGTGCGATAGGAGGAACCCGGGATTTTTTGCCCGTTTGGCGAACGGCAGGAGGCCGTGCTGTTCGATGCTTTCAGCCAGCCTTCGTCCGTGATTTGCATCGGCACCTGACCGGCATCGTCCTCGGTCCACCCTTCATTGTCTTTATCGAAGTACCAGATACTGAACGAATCAAACTGCTGCCCACTACCGGCAGAGATTTCAGCGATCTGACGGGCCAGTGACTCGTCGCCATCCTGAATAATTGTCTGCAGATTATCAATGCTGGCCAGCCGCTCATTTTTTTCATTGAGCAGCTGGTCTGCCGCCTGCGCCGCTTTCGCGTTGACGTCCGCAATGCGGTCAGCGGTCTCCTGTTTTACCGCTTTATCCCAGCCCGTATTTGCCTGAGCAATGGACTGTTTCAGGCCGTTTTCAACCGTCTGCAGCTGGGATTTTAACGCCGAGTCCCCCGCAGTCAGGGCTTTATTGACATCTGCTATCTGCTGGTCGACGGAAGTATTAATATCACTCACAGCATCGTTGATGCTTTTGTTTACTGTCGAGATGGTGTCATTGAGGGTCTGATTAACGAGGTCAATATTCTCTGTTATCGACTTATTGACCGTCGCTATCTGCCCATCAACCTGCTTACGGATCCCCCCGGCGGTCTCATTAATGCTCTGGTTTATTTCGTTAACCTGCTGCTCGACCTCTTCACGGATGGCATCAGCGGTTTCCGTCAGCGTTTTGTGGGTTTCCTCCATATCCCGCTGAGATTCTTGCCAGGCTTCGGTGTCCTTAATTGCGTCGGTCAGCTTGTCGTAATACTCCCCGATATCGTCGCTGGCCATCCCCTGCACCCAGACGGTCCACGGACTTTCGTTACCAAGGCGATCGACAATGCGTGCCCGGTACCAGAACGTCGCCGCAATCTGCAGGCCCATCTGCTGATACGAGTTTCCCGGATACGTTACGTCAGAAAGCGCCATCGCGCCGTTGCCGGTTGGATTTGGGCTGTACTGCAGCTCGGTTTTTTGCGTATCGCCACTTCCCTCCGGGAACGCCCAGTTTAGTTGAACGCCATGCAGAAGGGATGTTGTGGTCAGCGAAACAGGTGCCGAAGGCAGGCCGATTTTGCCGGTCAGCGTTTTCTCTTGCGAATATGCCCAGCCGCTCGACACTTCCGCGGCATTGATAGCGCGCACCCTTACGATGTATCGGCCGGCATAAATTCCGCTGACATCAAACGAGGCAACGGAACTCCGGGGCACGTTTATCCAGTTACCTTCATTGCGGCGCCACTGTGCTTCATAAGCAATGGCATTCTTTACTGCCGTCCAGTGAACCTGCAGCGTTTCAACGCTAATCCCCTGATTAACCACGGAATAAGACTCAACAACGATATTGGCTGGCGCGCTTTGCTTCCCTGGAGGAATAACGCTGATTGGTCGACTATCAATAATCGCACCGGAATCAATCCTGGCGTATTTATCCGGATCGTGAGCGGCTGCGGAAATTGTAAAGGTGCTATCGTTATTATCTTTAACACCCACAACACGATATTGCTGGACCCTCAGAGAGTCAGACTCAATGGCCCATACGCATTCCGGCTCTGGTCTTTCGGCATATTCAGCGGTGACGGTGACGACGTGTCCATCGACGCTCTCAATGGTTCGGCCTTGCGTCCCCCCCGATGGCAGGTTCAATAACAGACGGCCCCCGGCTTTCGCTTCCGTTTTACGATCGAGCGTAATAACGCAGCCATCCACTTCGCGGGTACGGCCACCGTTGACTTTTCCCGCCAGCATTTCGTCCGCCACCGCAATGATATAGCCGGGTTGTGGAATATTACCGTCCAGTCCGACTGAAAAAGTCACTACGCGATCTTTATTGTTGGTCAGAATTCCCCAACGCCCTTTACGGTTGGCCTCCGACTGACGGGTACAGCCAATCGCCGTAAGTTCTAACTGATTAAATCCATAGCGGGCGACCAGCGGCTGCTCAAAAACCGGCTCCATCGCATCCGCATACTCATTCTCTGGATCAGACCATGAGACGAGCGCGTTGGTATAGCGCGTTTTGCTACTGCTGCTGGCATAGTGAAAACGACCATTGATGACGTTAGCCCTGGTGTAGGTGTAATCAATATCACGAGGCATATCCGCCAGAGCAATCACCCGATCGCCACTCCAGCAGGTCATGCCACGGAAAATGGCCGCAAAATCGCGTAACACCGTATAGGCATCGTTGCGATCCTGAGCATAGACGTTACATAAATAGCGCGGCTCGGTACCCTCCCCACCTTTACCATCGGGGACGGGTTCATCGCAATATCGTGCTACCTGATACAACGTCCATTTATCAATATTTTCTGAGGTAAGACGATTCCCCAGGCCAAAACGATCGCTGACGATCAGATCATAAAAAATCCAGGCCGGGTTATCCGTCCACGCCCATTTGAATGCTCCGGTCCAGATGCCTGAATATTGGCGGGTTTCCGGGTCATAGTTATCAGGAACGCGGATCACCCGCCCGCGAGGACTGCAGGCAATTTTTGGAATAGAGCCATTAAACTGACGAGAGTCAAATTCAACGTAAAGCAGGGCAGTGTTGGGATAGCGTAGTTTTGCATCAAGCACCTCAGCATAACTTTGCAGCATCATAACATCGCCAGTTTTTGAGGTATTTGCGTCTTCCGTGACCTTACGCAGGCGCAAAACCCAACCTGTCGTCGCCTGGGGGAGATCAATGCGGTGGCATCGTTCATAGCCGGAAGTGGTCTTTCCGCTTACCGCACTCTCCAGCACCGTCTGCCAGCTACCACCATCGGTTTGCAAATCAACGGCATAGCTGACGGCGTTCCCTACCAGATCGGCTTTGTTGAATAAATCGAACTTTTGCTGAGTTGAAGGATCAGATCACGCATCTTCCCGACAACGCAGACCGTTCCGTGGCAAAGCAAAAGTTCAAAATCAC